CTCTGTAGTAGCAGTAAACACACCATCGGAATAAGAACCAGGAATCAGTTCTCCACCAAAGTCATTAGCGGCAAATACAAACACTGTACCAGTCTGTACGACTTCACCAGCACCAAGCGTCAGAGCCAGTTGTCCAGCAGTTACGCAGGTAACTTTCTGAGTCTCAGCAAAAGCAGCGGATGTATCAACGATACCATCAGACATCAGAGCAAACAGCTCGAACGGATAAACTTGAGCTTCAACAGCCAACGTACCATCCATCGGGTCTTGGAAAGCGATTCTCTTTGCGCCCTTAGCCATAGCGTATACGGACTCCGCTGACATATTGGTTGTAGTTGTGTTCGCCGTATTGAAGAACAGGAAAGGTTTCTTATTCTTTAGAAATCTAATATCAAGATCACATACCTGTCTATTAGCTTTATTTGTACCCGGCATAATTATACCTCCTTATAGTAATAATAAAGACCGCTGTTAGCGGCCTATCCTTTTGATTGTTTATTCAGCAAGTGTCAATCCAGTTAACTTATATTCCTTAACCTCTGATTCAAGACCAGATTTGCTTGCGGTAATCTTTACCTTTTGCTCTGTTGAAGTAACTCTGATTACAATAATGCGATCAGGATCAAGTGTTACTTCACCGTGGACACCACCGACAAGTTCAACCTTGACTGTAGCACCAGCCGCACCGACTGAATCACAGTGTAGTGCAAGGTAATTACCGGATTGCTCTGACACATCACCAGAGAACCCTGTATAATCAGTCACCTTTTTCAAAGTACCAGAAATCGTGTCCTCACCAATCTCGATGTTATCCTGCAAATCATCAACATACTTTCCAAGCAAGTCAAATGTTGCTGAAATATCAGCATCACAGATAATCTCAAGGTACTCATTTGAAATGCAAATTAATGCTTCAACAGCCTGTTCAGTCAGCCGACACTTCTTTGTTACAACAAAGTAGATTCCGCTTGCAGGTGTAGTTTCAGCGATTTGCAATTTACCTTTGTTATCTCCGTTTGTGATAACTGTGAGCATCGTCACATTTTCAGTGATTCCTTCATACGTTTCGCCAGAGCCGAAAGCAATATGCGAAGCGTCAATTACTAATTTCTGATTTACCCAAGCTGCGACATTGAAGCCGTTCAAGCAACTTCCAGCAGGGATGACCAATTTACTCTTGTATGAATCGTCACCAGTCGGATTATTAGCAACAAGATATGTCACACCATCTTCAATGATGAAGTCATACAGATTAACCGCACGAGAAGCTGTAAGTACAGGATTGTTCTTTGCAATCTTAAACATACCTAAACTTTTGAGCTTTATCATGTCTACATCACTCCTTATTGAGTATCATATTTATTTTCAAACCAAGAATTGATATCGAACTGATTTTCCTTATCACCCCATACAGATACATTTGTTTGACCAATTCTGAAATGTGCATTGTCCTGCAATCTATGAAAAGCATCAATCAATTGGAACACGGTTAAATCCCATACGTTAATAGGACTGATAGTAGGATGTCTGTTTGACACAGCAGAAATAATATTTGGAATAGAATAATTTTTATTTGATTCCGGTTTTTCTTTCTTTTCCTTTTCTGCCTTTTGCATCCGTTCGTATAATTCTTTTGCAATTGAGTTCTTGAACTTCATCTCTTTGCCATTTTCATCTACAATATTGGATTCTTCGTAGATGCAACATACTTGTTGAATGGCTTCTAATACCTGATGAAACATATCATCATCACCGATTACCCCGGCAATGGCATCATCCGGTATCTGTTCATTCTTGCCTTGTAATTCTTCAATGTCTATCGGTCTGGTGAGCCAAACCAAGTATCCTTCAATGAATATTACGTTTTCTTCAAAGAAGAAGTTCAACAAATCTATATAATCATGTAATAGCCCTTTATCGCTCTTGACAACATTGAATAGCTTAATACTTTCACGCTGTTTGTCAGAGAATAAAGACCATATTTCCTTGCCCTCATCTCCATCCATTTTCGTGTAAAACAACTCAGGCGTTAATTTAGTCATCGTCTCGTAAGATGTGTAAACATCAAAACCAAGATGATAAATTTCCTCAAGAGTTGGCTTACGCAAAGTTCCAATGGACAGCTCGATAGGGAAGGGGGCAAGCATTGTTTCATATGTGAATTTCATTATCTAAAGTTCGGCACATCCAGAATCATGACTGAACCATAGAATCGTGTGGCATTGTAAAGATCTAAGCTGTCTAATGATATTTTTCCAATGCCGAAAGAGTTGGCTGTTTTCTCATTCACCACAAGTGTATCGACTATCATTTCAGACAAAACGTCAGCACGATTTCCGTGATACCCATCTTTGAAATAATTGTCCAGAATATCCCTGTGACAAATAGCATACAGAATAACCTTGCACACCTTGACAGTAGGATGAATCTCTGGGAATACAACATCATAGTAAATAAAAGAATCAGTTTCTTTAATTGTATCGTCAATAAAAAGATGCGATTTCACATGTTGCTTAAACGCATCTTGAATTTCTCTCGCACTCATTCCGCTTGTATCACCGAGCAAAATCTCTCGAATATCCTTGTTTTTATATAGTGCGGAATGTATTTCTTCTTTGAACAATCCCCTTTCAGAGATTGTATTTGAAGTACCCATTTATACCACCGTCCGTTCTATATAAAAGCTCTGATCGTGATTTGTGCAGATACGGTTTCATAACCGTCAGCGTTTAACATGAGTTTGAATGATTTGTTAATGAGACTATTATCATCGACATAGATATATATTGCGTTATCAACTTCCGTTATTTCGAGACTTTCAGTAAAGTCGCACTCTAAAGACCAAGTATGTTCAACTTCGACTTCTTGTTCATGTTCGTCATAGAATCTGGCTATGAATACATTTGGCTCGATACCGTTCAACAGTTCATATGAATCGGCAATGATTTCAGAAGTCAGTGGTTCTACATCACCGCCATCATCTCCATGTCCATCTTCCGGCATGATTGATTCACACAGCCAATATCCTTTACCATCAATGACATAGTATCCGTCATTGTCGTGTTGCTCATCCTGGTCGAACATGAATTCCAGATGTCCGCTATTGTGGTAATCGTAAATAACGTTATTTACTCTGGTGATGCTGTAAGTCAGAACTGGCTTGCTCGTATCTTTCTTGACAGTATCATCAAAGTCTTTTTCATACAGTTTGCAACGCTTATCAATGATACACCGTATGCCGTTCCTCAGCATCAAGCTATCTGCATCATCTGGAATTGAAACTAACAATTGGTCGCTTCGGACGGTATAGAATTTAACCATATCCTCACCGTTGTTATACTGTGAAGCATTGATGATATTCGCCCATCTTTGTACCACTTCTCCATCATCATTCTTCCATGTGAGAAGATAATTGCAGAGTGATAGGATAGACTTCTCATACATTTTGTTGTCATCAACAACGCCAGTAATGAGCCAGTATCTATCATCAAACTTTACATACATTCCTGCTTCGCAAGTTCCAATCTGCGTTAACAGTAATCTTGATAACGTCTTCAATCTTGTGTCTTGCACATTGTTCTGGATCACAGCACGAACCTGCTTACACTCAGACAAATCATAATTGCATATTTCAACATCGTCTGCCATTTCCGATTCCAAGATTTCAGCAAATCCATCTTGAGCGAAATCTGTCAGTATATCACCTTCATATCCGCTTAGTTGTTCGTAAGGGGTGGTCATTAAGTACCATTCTTTTGCCATAAAGACACCTCCTTACACATATGCTGTTTCTTTCTGGTTAGCAACCATATCGCTTGATTTGATTGAGTCATATTCTAATTCATGCCTTGAAGCGTTCTTTGTATTGCCGTTTCCGTCAATCGAAATGTCTTTGCCAACGATAGACGCTATCTTATTCAGCTTCGATACCAAACGCTCCTGATAACTCTGCTTCATAAATGCTGCAAGAGTATCAATCACATACCTATCCAGTTTCACCATAAACTGCTGCATTTCTTCATCGTACTCTAAAGGTTCGAGTTCGACTGAATATCTTCCAACAGCCTTATTTAACCATTCAAGCTCTAATGCTTCCGGTATTTCTTTCTTGTCTTGGAACGAGGCTTCAAAACTATTGATAACATCCTGTGCAGATGTTGGCATGTAATCAGCCATTTCGTCCTCCTATGTTTCATTTACTGCATCTTGAATCCAGTATAATTTTCAACAAACCGAATCTTATTAAAATCATTGATCCCCAGCTTCTTTACAATAGAAAGAACGGCCTTCTTCTCAGCTCTTGTCACAACAGCTTCTCTAAAAGCATTTTCAAATGCTTTCTGCTCTTTGATGTTGAACAATTTCTTAACAATATCTTCATTTAAGAATAACTGAGCATGTTCTTTATCTTCAAACCCGACTTCGATTCTTGTCGGTTTATCTTCAATGTAGTATGTGGCGTGGCTTCCTCGACCATCCGTACCACTGAAGGCAACATTGCCGTTCTGGATCTGAGCGATGATTTCATTCCTTGAAATCCTTATTGAGCCATAAGGCACGACTGATACAGAACCAAATTCTAAGATTCTATTAAATCCAGTCTCCCATCCTGCAATACTTTTTACAGTAACCTTTTTCTCAAGGTCTAATTCTTGAGATTCTGCTACAGGCTCTTTTACAGATTCCGTGATATTCTCGTTTTCTTCAAGATTCAATTCATTTGTTTCTTTAGCTTTCGCTTGTCTTGCCATATCTTAATACCTCGTTTCAACTAATATGTTTGTTTTCGACTAAAAGTGTTTTGTTTGATTGTACAAACGTATGATTTCATCCAACCGTTCGGATTTCTTAAAAACCCAATATCTCTTTCCGGTGGACGAGCTTTCCCTTGACGCATGGCATTGCTCATTGAAAGCCCTTAAAAAATGATAGAGGTTCAAAGAATAGCAGTAAAATAAATCTTTATTGCTCATTGTTTTTCCTCTAAAAAGTAGGGTAGGGCGCAAGACGTTCACGCCCTACCTTTATGTCAAAAGTCAATCGCTTACGCAAGACCACCAATCTGCGCATCATAGATAACGCCAATTTCGTACTCTCTGCCCTTAGCGATGTCGCAACCAACCTCGATGTCGAATCTGGTCAGAACCTTACCAGTCTTCACATCATTACCGCTGAACGAAGTCAGACCGCCACGAGTGTAAGTAGCAATCGGTGAGTTAACGCCAGTCGGGATGATGAAACCAAGACCCTGCGGCAGCAGAGTTTCAAAGTTAGACTCATCAGCATTCAGCTTGAACAGATTGTACGGATTGGTCATTTCAGCAACAACAGCACCGTTGTATCTGGCCAGAACGCCGTTTGCAGCGATCTCATTGATGATGTCATCAGAGATGCCATTGATAGTATGACCGTTTACACTACCGTCATAACCAGCCCACGGAGTAAGCTGAGAAATCACAGCATAGTCACCGATGATAGTCGGCTTGCCGTTTCTGCGAACCTTAGTCAGAACGCCATCAACACCAGCCTTAGTCAGACCAGTCATACCCTCGAAGTAGTAAGTAACGCCTGTAGCGTTCTTAACAGCGTCATAGATCTTCTTGATGATCTTAGCCTTAGCATTGTTCAGGATGTCAGTCTTAACCGTAGCAAGCATCTTGTTCTCACGGCTCATATCACCAACAGCGATTCTCCGATAGTCGGATTGCATACCGCCAGAAACGGTGAAAGTCGGAACAGGATAGACTTCCTTATTCAGCATCGGGAATACAGGATCGCCACCGTTAGCTTGCTCTCTGGACATCTCGCCAGCATAGTTGTAAACTTCTCTCTCGACAGTCTCATCGAAACCAACCGCTTCGTAAGTACCGAAGATACCCAGCAGGTTCATTTCCTCCAAAACAGGAGCTTCGATGACAAAACGTCTGATAGTGTTCAGCTCAGCGATAGCACCCATGTCATTGCTCTCGGCACGAACGCCCAGATCCTTAATATAGTTAACAGCCGTATCAGCCTTCTTGCCGAATCTTTCCAGAGACTCGCCATTCACCATAGCAGAGAAAATCTCAACGATGGGTGAATGCGCCTTAACGTTTCCGCTGCAAAGGTCAGAATCTCTATGTACATTATTCATTTCAAATGTTTTCATAATATGTTAACCTCACTTTCATCAGAATTAAACATCAATTACGCAGACAGGATGACAACCTTAACCGCCTTCTCGGTCAGTCTGCACTTGTCAGTAACCTTGAAGTAGAAACCGGATTCCGGAGCTTCCGCAATAATTTCCAGCTTGCCGTTGTCAATACCAAGCAGAGTAGTACCAACAACCAGATCGTCATAGTCTTCCTCAGAACCATAAGCGATGTGCTTCTCATCAACAACCAGCTTTTGGTTCACCCACGGTGCAATATCAAAACCATTCAGATACTCGCCAGCCGGAATCGTCACTTCATCCTTGTACGCATCATCACCAGTCAGGGTGTTCGCAACCAGATATGTCACGCCACCAGAAGTGATGAAATCATATAATTCAACGTTAGATGCAGAAGTCAGAACAGGATTGTTCTTCGCAACATCAAACATACCAAGAGTTTCAATTTTACGATAGATGTTTGCTAACTTGCCAATTTTTCAGATAGGATTTCGTCTATATTATCAAAATGCCAATATGGGATTCTAATTATTTCAATATTATTGTCTTTACAATAATTATTCTTTATTTCGTCATGTTTAACGGTTTTCTCAAAACCATCTTTTCCACCAAAATAATCGCTTGGCATAAAATGCTGTTTGCCATCATACTCGATAATGGTATTTAGTTCATTGAGATAGAAATCAAAAGGAAGGACATGAGAATCCTTGCAATCTCTAAAAGTGTATCCTCGTGTAAATTTGATCCCATGATTTTTTAACCATGTGTCAATCTTATTTTCACCTTTAGATTTCATATATCCACAAGATGGA